AAGTCTTACACTTTTGGGGGTGTAGTTTGAAAACGTACAGTAGTTTTACAATTCAGAAAGCTGAAAATGGATTTATTGTGTCAGCATTTTCTCCAATTTTAAGACAAGATAGTAATAGTTTTATTTTTAACACTTTAGACGAGGCTTTGTTTAAAATTAAAGAACTGGAAGGTGTATAATGAATAAGTCAGAGTCAATCGTTAAAATTGCACCTGCTCTAGTTAAAGCTCAATCTGCTATGGGAAATGCTATTAAAGATGCTAAAAATCCATTCTTTAAAAGTCGCTATGCAGATCTTAATGCGGTACGTGAAGCAGTGCTACCTGTTATGAATGCCAATGGTATCTCTGTTCTACAGCCAACTGTTCATATTGATGGAAAGTCGTTTGTAGAAACTATTCTTCTGCATGAATCTGGTGAGTTTATTTCAAGTCTCACAGAGATTATTGTAAATAAATTGAATGATGCCCAACAACAAGGATCGGGAATTTCCTATGCTCGTCGTTATGGCTTACAGTCTCTAGCTAATATTGGTGCCGATGATGACGATGGAGAACAAGCCGTTGGTCGTGGAAATTCCAAAACACAAGTAGTAGCAACTTTACAAACTACAAATTTTGACAAATTAGAGGAAGTAGTAGTAGACTCTACTCCTGCTGCTAGTCGTGGTTCTTTTAGAAAGAATGCTACTAAAGCAACTACTTCATCAATTCCATCAGGAGATCTATAGTGGAAAATTTACCGAACACGCCAAGAGTTATTTCTAAAACAGAAGTAACTGAAACTTTAGTTAGAGGTCTTCTTGGAGATCAAGAAGAATTTAAAAATGCTAGATCAATTCTAAAACATGGTCAAAAAGATAGGCTTATGGAAGCTATGGCTACCTACCCTCTAATTGATTCTCAATTTGAGGAGTCAGAACCTGAACTTAGAATTGCTCTATCGACTTGGAAGAGAATTTGTGATAGCTTAGTAGCGTTGGGAACGGAAGCAGCTATCGAAGGTATTTTAAATGGATTTGTCCAAAATCAACAGACTAATGAAGCCGAAGGCTTAACACAAGGAGCACAAAATGTCGAAACAGAAGGGTAAGTATGCTACAGTTGGAAGTTTGATCTTTCAATCTCAGTTTGATGATGAAGGCAATCGACTAGAAGGCGAATATAAGACTGATGATAAGGGTCGTAAACTATACGCTCTTAAGCTAGATAAGAATACAGAAGTTGTTATCAATGGGGTTAATATGAGTGGTAAAACACTATACGTATCTCGTCCTGATACTAAATTTGCAAGACTTCTCGATAAAGGTGTTATTGATAAAAAAGAATTTGAAAAAAAAGTAGCAGATTATGGATCAGGTGGTAGGTTGGAATTTGTGCAAATGGAAATTGTAGCTGATTTAGAGAAATAACAAAGGAGCCGAAAGGCTCCTTTTTTTAGGAATAAATGATATTTAAAATTGGTGAATTTAGAAACGCACATGAAAAACTAGTACATGATACGTATGAAGAGAAAGGTATTGATTCTATATCTTTATATTGTGCATGTAACTTATGCCCTGTTGTAGCTGCTTATTGGTTTTGTAGAGAGAAAGATCCTTCTAATACGGAATTGACAAGGAGAATTGAGAGTGTTAAGGTATTTTATGGAATAGTTGATATTATAGAGTAGTGAAAAATAAGGAGATTACATGATGACTAGTTTTAATGATAAAAGAAAGCAGCAAATGGGAGTAAGGAGCTTAGCAGATCTAAAAAGATCCGGTAAGGTTTCTGGTGGATTAAATACAAAGCTTTTTATTAATGGACCTAAAGAATTTGATTGCTTAATAAATCAATGGAGTAGACAAGAGTTACTTGGAGTAATTGGAGATTCTGGCGTAGGAAAGTCTGAGGTAGTATTATATTTTTTTAAAGAGATTCTGAAGAACAATCCAAATTCTTGTGCCGTATACGTTTCACTTGAAATGACCGACGAAAAGATCTCTCAACGATGGTTTAAGCTTACTGAGGATTGTCCAGAGGTATCTGAAAGATTATACGTAATCTCCAGATATGATGAGACTGGAAAATCTCGTGAGGTTAGCATGGGATGGATTAAGAAAGAACTTGTTAAGTATCGTGAAGTCATTGGAGATGTTGCAGCTTTTGCAATTGACCATATTCATTGTCTAGGCGAGAACGATCCGTCTACTCTTAATTCTATTATGATTACATTAAAAGAAATGGCTGTAGAATTAAATGCTTTTGGAGTCCCTATGGCTCAAGTAAATAAAGGTGCTGGTCAGAAGGGAGAGGTTCCTCTTGATGCAGATGCAGTATTGGGCTGTAGTCAGTTTAAGTACATTTGCTCTGATATTATGCAGATTCATCGCCCAGTTTTAAGACTTGAAGAAGAGGCTAAGATAAGCGTAATGGGATGGGGGTATTGCAAGATTAGAGAAGCTCACAAAGAGGATAAGATTAAGCGTGGTCAAAATAAGCTACTGGCTTATGATGTGGAGACTAGAGGGTTTAAGAAAATGTCTATTAATGAGTACTCTACCTTTAAGTTATACTATAATGAACTTCTAGCAATGAAGTCTGCAGAAGAGAAGCATAAGAGTTTTACTTATGATTTAATTAAAGAAGTAGTGAGTCCTAGTGGTAAAGTAGTTACTATCGTAGAGAAGTTTAGCGGAGATAGCGGAGATCTGTGAAAAAAGGGGATATATACAGAAATGATTATTGGGCTATATTTGAAATAACTGAAGTTACTGATCAATTAGTTTTTGTTGTAATAAAATATAATTCATCTATCTTTAGAGAAACTTCGTGGTATTATAAGTCTAATTTTGAAATGGGATTAGTAAAACTATCATCATTGGAAATACAATTATTATGAGACTATCAATATATCCCTTAGCTAATTTCTTACCTAAGAATAAACAAGATAAAATACAGCAAGCATTCCTTGCCTCTACTCCTAATTTGCCTAAAGTAGTTGATATTATAAATGAAGAAGATCTAATATCTTATATATCATCTTATGCTTGGAGTCCCAGTATTTTTTCTGGAACTAGGCTTGATGAGCATTTTATATCTACCGATTTTATGACTTTAGATGTAGACAGTGGTTTAACTATTCCACAAGCTGAGCATAGAATACAGCAAATTGGATTATCCTGCCTATGTCTGCCAAGTCCTAGTCATACTAATGAGTTACATAAGTTCAGGCTAGTATTTCCATTAGCTAAGACTATTTTAAATTCAAAGGATTTTGATGAGACTTGGAACTGGCTATCTGAAAAATTCCCAGAACTTGATAGGCAATGTTCCGATACTGCTAGGTATTACTGCCCTTCTAAGATAGATGATGGATTTTGGCAGGATGGTGAGTTTCTAATTCCTAAAAAAGCTAAAGATTTTATAGAAGCTAAGTACAATTTAAATGAAGCACAAGTCATTGTACCCGAGGAGCTTTCCGAAATAGTTAAATTATTATATGGCAAGGAAAGGGATACTATACCTGAAGCGGTTGAATTCTTCTTGACCAATGCGCATACTGGATTATCGGGATTATGGATTAATTCATTAAATGCGTGTGTCTTTTCACTTGCCCTTTCTGGTGTTGATGCTACAATAATAGAGGAGGTTATGTCTAAAATTTCTCCTCAAGATTTAGATAAAAAAGATATGTATCAAATTAAAAGATCTATAAAAGATGGTACTATTGCAAAAGACAAAAACAAATAATTTGATAATTAATGAGAGGTATTCTTTAAATGAAGATGCCGGTGATAGTACATTTTGGTTTATTGTATTAGAAGAAGTAGATGACTTTAAAGTAAGAATACGATACTATGATAACACAATAGGAATTTTATATACGCATTTTACAGACGATGTGTTCATTCTTCCACTTTCATCATTGGAGAAACAATTATTATGAAACAAACTTTAGTAGACTATAATGATATATGTTTTGAGAGTGATACTCTTTATATGGAATTAGATAGCTTAAGTGATGACGCTTTGCTAGATGAGTGTAATAATATTCTAGCAGGATTTCATAATATGGATGACATAGAGGATATAATAGTTAATTATTTTAAAACTGGTAAAATAAGCAAACTTGAAAGACTTAAAGCCGAATCCATTTATTTATTAGCTTATGGGGATTTTGGATGGGAAGTATAAAGAATTTAAATATAAATGATATAATAGTAGTTACTAACATACTAACCCTATGCCCAACTAAAGCTGCTAATATAATCGGAACGATTCACCCAATTGAAGCAATAGATCCGTTTGGATTACGTTTTGTATACTTAATAAACATAGATGGTATAAAATATTGGGTAGACGGGAAATATCACAGCTCACTAATGATGGAGTTATTATGAAAAACTACAATCTAATAATTAAAGAAAATATTAATCTATTCTTAAATGAGCTTTCTGAGCATGAGATAGTTTCCTATGATACTGAGACTACTGGGTTAAACGTAAGAAAAGATAAAGTCATTGGCTTTTCAGTATCTTGTATTGAAGGCAGTGGGTGGTATTTACCTTTATATATTTGGGATAAAGAACGGCAGCTACTCATTCCTCAAGAATGGGAGCTATCAGTAGCTATGGATATTCTTAGAGAACTTACTACTAAAAAACTTATAATGCATAATGCTAGTTTTGATATTCGTGTAACAATGAGTAATTTCTCGGTAAGTTTAATATCAGCATTATACGCAGATACTCAGCTTATGAAGCATACTCTATGCGAGGAAGGTCCATTTGCTCTTAAGGATAATGCTGTTATATATGCTAAAGAAATTGGTTTAGATAATCAGGATGCAGCCAATCAGGAGCAGCTTGAGCTTGAGCTTAATGTCAAAGCTAATGGTGGAAGCTGGACAAGAGAGAATAAGCAGATGTTCAAAGGCGACTTGCCAATCTTGGCTAAGTATGCAATTGCCGATACTGACATAACATTGCGACTATTCAACTACTTTGATGAGCAATTAGAATTGCAAGGATTGTGTGACTTATTCTATACTGATGAAGTTATGCCCCTTTATAAGCTAGTAACAATTAAAATGGAGCATAGAGGGGTTTATCTCGATATGCCAAAGCTTGAAAAGTACCTTGGTGAAATCAAGTTAGAATTAGCTAAAACAGAGAAATCAGTAGTTGAGGCTATCATGGAGATAACAGAAGCAAAAGAGTTTGTGGACGATTTACTGAATGAACAGTACCCAATAACTGGCGGCAAGCTGAAGCAATACTTTTGTGAGCTTTGTGGTTTGGGAAGATTCCTGCCAGTGCTAAAAAGTGGTAAGTTTCAGCTTACAAAAAAGAGCATTGAGGTTTTAAAAGACACGCACCCAGAGCATTACGATTTTCTTGCAAATGGAACTATACTTCCTAATTTCGACTGGAAGGGCATACAGATGGAGCTATTGCTCCAAGATCAGCAGTACCCAATTAATCTTGCTTCTAAAGATCAGCTTGGTAAGATAGTATTTGAAAGAATAGGGATTGATCCACTATCAAAAACGAAAGGTGGGAAGGGTCAATTCAATGAAGATTTTGTTGAACACTTGGCAGAAGAGTATGGCTTTCCTTGGGCTTTAGAGCTTAGAGTCTTTAATAAGATGAATAAGATTAAAAGTAGTTACTTCGATAGGTTTATGGAGATGCAGGAAGATGGTATCTATTATCCTACGTTCAAGCAGCATGCCACTACAAGTGCTCGATATGGGAGTGATTTCCAGCAATTACCTCGTCCTAAAGAAGAGGATGAGGAGTCCCCAGAAGATGAAAGAATTATGTATTTCACAAATATCGTAAGAGAACTTGTTATTCCTAAAACTGGATATGCTTTTATTGATGACGACTATGAATCTCTTGAGCCTCGAGTTTTTGCTGACGATGCAGGAGATCAGCCACTCATTGACATTTTCTTGAATGGAGAGGACTTCTACTCTAAAGTTGCTATTGGAGCTGAGAAGCTGACTGGAGTTTCTGCTGACAAGAAAGCCCCTAACTTCCTGAAGAAAGTAAATCCAAAGGCAAGACAAGATGGTAAGGCTTATGCTCTGGGAATTCGCTACGGAATGAAGAATGTAAAATTAAGCTATACTCTGAACATTGGTAAAGATGAAGCTCAGACAATTATTGATAACTACTTTAGCTCTTTCCCCGGACTGAAAGCCTCTATGGATAAGTACTTGAATCAAGCTAAAAAGTTAGGAACTGTTACTTCTAAGTTTGGAAGAGTTCGCCACCTTTCAAGAGCCAAAGAAATTCACAGAAAGTTTGGTGACAACGTATTGGACTTTAGAGCTTTGGGAAGACTTGCTTATAAGCATAACTTAAGCATGGAGGAGCTAAAGACTATTCGTAAAGAATATAATAATTTATTAAATAATGCTCTAAACTTCCCAATCCAGTCGGCAAGTGCCAGTTTAGTTAACCGTGCCGCAATATCTATGACGAGATCATTCCTAGAGGAAGGATTGGATGCTTGGGTAAGTCTTCAAATTCACGATCAATTAGTTATCTCTTGTAATAAGAATTGTATTGACAGAGTTAAAGAAGTTGTACAAGATGCTATGGAGAACACTAATAAACTGGCAATGCCTTTAATTGCAAAGCCTGAAGTTGCTATGAATTTAAAAGAGGGACATTAATGAGTAAGGAATCCTTTAAGTTAGGCTTAGTAACAAAACAACAAGCTGCCGATATTCTCTTAAAGTTCCATTATTTAAAAGATATTTCTAAAGGATTTAAGAGTGGATTTAATGTTGGACTATTTGATAACGAGGAGTTAGTTGGAGTTTGTATATTCACAGGATTTCCTGTTCCAGAATTAGTTACAGGAATGTTCGGACTTCCAAGAGAAAATCAGGATGGATTTTTTGAGCTTAGTAGACTATGCTTAACTCCAGAAATACAAAAACAAGAGCATAATTTAGCTTCTTGGTTTGTATCTCGGTCTATTAGATTTTTAAGAAAGGAGAAATCTGTAAGAGCTATTTTATCCTATGCAGATTCTACATTCCACTCTGGCACTGTTTACAAAGCTTGTAACTTCAAGTACTATGGACTAACTGAGGCTAAGAAGGATTTCTTCATAAAGCAGCCAGATGGATCATTCATTAAGCACAGTAGAGGTAAGGTTAAAGGAATAGAGGGAGAGTGGAGAGATAGAAGCGTTAAGCACAGGTATGTTCTGGTGTATGATACGAACTTAGACATAAAATGGAAGGACACTAATGTTAGTCTTTAAAAAAATACGTGATGAGTCCAATGAATTCGACTCCACTGCTATCTCATTTGAATCCCATTCCATAACTACTTCCGAGATTCTGGAAGACTTCAAGTGCTTTCTAATGGCGTGTGGCTATCCTATTGACTTTGGTGATGAATTGGCTATAATAAAAGAAGAAGAGGTGGAAGATGAAAAATAAGTTCATTTGCTTTACTTACTCCATCAATAATGCGAATGGCAATCCTAAAGGCTTTGTATGGCTAACTGCCTGTTTCACTAATAGGAATTACAGGCTATTTCCAATGGGGTATAGAAGATGAGAATAACTTATGACTCCAGAGCAGGAGCTACTTACGTAACGCTACGAGAACTAAAGCCCGGAGAGTATGTTGACAAAACATTGCAATCTGGTGCATACTATATTGACTACGATAAGGATGGGCAAATCCTTGGAATTGAATACTTAAATACTCCAACTATAGAAGTTGATGGAACTGAGGTTAAGCTAAGATGAAAAAAGGCACACTTGTTAAGATGACTAGTAGAGGATTTAATTTTTATCATAATATTGATGACGCATTTGATGGTTGGCAACTTCGTGGAGGAGTGAATGCTTCTTCTTTTGAGCAAATGCTATGTGAATCTTTAGCTATACTTGGAACTGGTAAAGTTATTATAGTTGAGCCTGATCAGGTAAAAGTGTGTTGGAAATTCAATAATGCTGGCATGTATTTCTATTATACCATGTGGTACTGTATTGAGGATGTACGTAAGCTATCCCTGCTTGAGCGTATTAAAGAATTCTTATGCTAAGATTATTATAAGGAGATATATGATTTATTTTTTTAAACTTGGATTAGGATTTATCGTAGGTCAAACTATGGGTGCAGTGTATAAAGCTGGTCATTTGGGAATTGGCGCAAGTTTACTAACAGCCATGGGATTAACCGTCATTTTATGTATGCTACTAGACTTAACTTTTTCAAATGGTAACAAAGATGACAACAAAAAAGACTAAGATAGAATTAGAGGAATTATACCCTAAGCTAACTACGTATAAAGTAGGGATAGATGGGTACTGGGGTTATCTAAAAGACTACTCTATATTAAGCGAATTTACGGATGAAGAATTAGGTCAGGAGTTACTACGAAGAACTTCTTTAGGAAAAGAACTTGAATAACGATTATTTAAATTATTGGAATTTTTAATGAAAAATATTAGTCAGTATAAAAATTTACTTATAGTGGGATTAATTTCACTTTTAGTTGGTAGATTTGTGATACAGCCAAAACAAGAAGTTAAAGAAGTTATTAAATATGTACAAGCTGAAGTTAAGAAAGAAAAAAAGAAAAAAGTAACTACTACTAAGGAAACTACGAATGCTGATGGAAGCTCAACTGTAGATACTACAATAGAAGAAGACAGTTCTTCTGATTCACAATCAAGTATTTCTTATTCAGATGAGACTAAATTTAAAAAAGCTAATATTACAATTGGAGTATTAGCATTAAAGGATCTTGGCAAATTTTCAGAAAAGACTAATTTTGGAGTAGTGGCAGTATCCCCTCTGCTTGGTAATTTATCCATTGTTGGAACATTGGACACTACTAAAAGAATCGGTTTAGGTATAGCACTGGAGTTTTAATGTGGTACATGGATAATGATGACGATGACTACCCACCTCCTCCTCCTGTTCCAGAAAAACACTCAGACTGGTCGCAGAAGTATTGTAGCCATAATTGGAAAAAAACAGTACTTATAATATCTACTGTAGAAGATTGTACTAAGTGTGGAGTTAAAAAAGAAATTTATGAAAAATGGGGAAAAGAAGAATTTTGAAGTTGGGGATATATGGTTTGACGATAGTGCTGATGCGCATTATTTAATATTAGACTATAGGGATGGCATTATTAGTATTAAATGGTTGGATCTGGAAGCTAACGAGATGCCAGTGAATGAGTGCTACTGCTATGAGGATGAATTTATAAGAAAAATATCAAGCTTAGAAAAAGAGCTTTTATAATTGACTCAAATAGTGTACTATTGGTAAGATAATTAACAAGAGGATTGTGGGATGAATGTTGAAGCTCAACTAATATTAATTATATGTATTACATCAATAATTATTGCACGTATTATAAATAAGTAAATAAATATAGGAGTATTATGCCACACCATTATTGGGGAGATGAGGATTTCGATTGGGATTCCCTACATAAAGCTATAAACGAAGCTCATATTATAATGAGAAAGTACGGACGCATAGGTGTTCATAGTAAAGAGAAGTATGGAACAGCTCGCTGGAGTCTTTACTTATGTAGCGGGAGTCTACACTCGTTCACACATCCCGGATTCATGTACTCTCAGTACCCTAAATGGCTTTGGTCATTCGACGTAATGAATAAACCACTCAAGCACATTGCTCCTATAATTAGATTCTGGCAGAAGCTGGTCATACAATATGCCTTCACTGTAGTATGCGCTAAGTATCCGCACATACGTAAAGAAATTATTAGTGACGCTCCGAGAGAGCTATTACCTTGCGAACTTGCTATCGAGTGTGCTAAAATGTGGAGCAATAGCTGTGACCATTGCGGAAAAATGTCTACAGTAGATAATTATAAATGTCCTCATTGTGGAGAAGTGAAATGAAAGAGAAAAAACTAGTATTGTCAGCACCAGTTAAACGAGACTTACGGATTAATCGTGTATCCAAAACAAAAAAACAAATCCTAGAAGCTATTAGTAGGGCAGTTGAAGATGCTGTGGAACATTTTAATCGTGAGGATGGAGGTTGGAAGCTATACAAGGACTTTGTCCAATCAGAAGTCTTGCGTGATATATTTGGATTTTGTATCGAGGATGAAATTAGTCAGGCTTTTATGAATCAAGGTTTAAGTATTGAATACTCTGGTGGTAGGTCTTTTATAAGAACTAAAGAAGAGTATCAACCTATCTATATGAATGAAAGAACAGGCAAGATACATTTGGTAGAGAACTCTGATGACAAGACTTATATCCATAGATTTAGTAGTCGTAATGGATACGTTGAGATAGGAAGATTATAATATTAGAATATAACGAGCAAACCTGCGAACTGTTGGCAGGGGATCGAATGACTCAGAACTCTTGTAATGAAACCTCGATTGGTGGACGCAAGTTAAGGGCTGACGAGACAGTGTAGTGGGGCGGGAGTTTGTTAGTTTGATAACCGCAGCGAACAACTTAAGAGGATAGATGATGAAGAGAAGTGAAGCGGTTAAATTAATACACAACATCATCAGTGACGAATTACTTACTACAGAAGAATTTAACTTAAATGACTGTAGTGAACTTCTTAAAGCTCTAGAAGAAGAAGGTATGTTCTACTGCCCTGTTGAGGACTTGGGTGAGTTTCAATTAAGAACACCTAAAGGATGGGAGGATGAAAAATGAATAAATATAAAATAGCCGAAATAGCCATAGAGTTTAAAGAAGATGGCACTCCTATGTATTGGATTTACAATGCGGGATATCATGCTGGTCAGGGCGGTATGGAGTTTGTATACGGTAACTTTGGGACTCCTAGCTTAGAACAATCCATAGAGATGCTTAAGACTAAGTTAATAAGAGATATTGATCTTATCGTCGAGAGAGTTAGGGAAAAAGAAAATGAAAAGAAGTGAAGCCATCGAACATGTAGTTAATGTCTTACGACTTACTGGAAATCATTATCCAGAGGACTATGATAAGGAAGGTATGGATGCTGAAAGAATACTAGATAAGCTTGAAGAATTAGGCGTACTTCCTCCATTTAATGAATGGTCTTTTATGATGGATGGAGATCATGCTGATCAAGATGATGTTAGATACTATACTTGGGAGATAGAGTGATTAATTTAAAGGATGCCGTTACTTCTTCCGGATCTTACCCAGATAGGGAGGTTCATCCAGAACTCACTCCTGATGTAATATCTAATCTGGAAACTCTTTTAATTCATGTAAATGCTCTATTAAGTGGATTGGAGATATCTAAGGCTAAGGTATCTTCTGGGTTTCGTCCAAGTGAAGTAAATGCTGCTACTAAGGGTGCTGCTAAAAAATCTAATCACATGCTTGGAAATGCTATTGATATTCTAGATGATAAAAAACAATCTTTGGCTAATAAGCTAACTCCTGAAATTCTTGCTAAATATAACTTGTATATGGAAGATAAGTCTGCTACAGTTGGGAAGATGACAAATTGGGTACACTTACAGATTGTCCCACCTAAATCTAAAAAGAGAATATTTTTTCCATGAACCAAGATAATTATCACCAAGAACGAATTAAGCTCCAAAGATTACAATCTAAGTTGCAATTTGCTCAAATACTAATTCAAGCAATTACCCTACTAGCAACTTTAATATTATTAGGAAATAAGTTGTAATGGTGACTATTACTATACTGTCTATACTGCTTACACTAAATATGATACTTATGCATGGGCATACGTTTGTCCAATTTTATTATTGGATGTATAAGAAAGCTAAGAAGCCTAAATTTAAGATAAATGAATACGTTATGATAAATGATACAGAATTTGAAATTATTATGATAACCAATAATGCTAAGCCTTATACATATTTTTGTTTACCAGTTAAGGCAACTGGTGTTAGAATGATAGAAGCTTATTACCACGAGTCTAGAATTAAAAAAAAGACTGGATTATTAAAGGAACTAGAATGATTAAAAAACCTTGGCTTCCAAAAGAAATTACTTTTGTTTTAAACTTTCATAAGAAAGGATTTTCTAGAAAAGATATTGCTAGGAAGTTTAATGATAAATATCCCACTAGGCCAAGAACTCAGGATTCTGTAAAGCATTGTATAGAAGTATATGGATCTTCTATTGAAAAATTACCTAGAAAAGTGTTAATTCTAGATATTGAAACTAAACCCATGATTGCTAAGGTTTGGGGATTATTTGATCAAAACATATCCCTTAATCAGATAGTAGATGAAGGTGGGGTATTCTCTTGGAGTGCTAAGTGGATTGATTCTGATGAGGTTCTTTATAAAGATGTCAAAGGCATTAAGTCAAAAGAAAAGGAACTATTAAAGCCTATTTGGAAGTTAATGGATGAGGCTGATATCATCATAGGTCAAAATTCTGATAGTTTTGATATTAAAAAGCTAAACGCTAAGTTCTTAGAATATAAATTAGGAAGCCCTAGTGATTATAAAAAAATAGATACTTTAAAATTAGCTAAGAAGCATTTTAAATTTGTTAGCAATAAGCTTGAGTGGATGTCTAAGAAGTTCTGTAAGCTTAAGAAGTTAGCACATAGTAAGTTTCCGGGATTCATGCTGTGGGACGAGTGTGGCAAAGGTAATGTTGCCGCATGGAAAGAAATGGAGCTATACAACAAAATGGATGTACTTGCTACGGAAGAGTTATTTATAGTTCTATCTGAGTTCGATAAGACTGAAGTTGTACAGGATGCATTAAAAGCTTATAGGAGTAAATAAAATGAAGTATACAGTTTTGTACGTAGACGACTGCACTCCTAAACAAAAAACTTTTAATAGCAAAAAGAAAGCTTTAGAATTTGTAGCTCCAATTGTAAAATCAAACTCGGATATACTTTGGATTGACGGATTAGTTATTGGGGAGTATATTAGAGGTGAGTTAGATGGAGAGTCAGAAGAACTTATTAAAAGGCTAAAGTGAGCTACAACATAGATGGAAAGATTGTAAACCAGCCAATAAGAAGAAGATTAGATGGTATGGTATTATGCTCCTGCTGTTCTAGAAGCATTAAAGCACCATCTAGAGTTGTTATGCCTATATCAGCTAAAACTGCTATTATGGTATTTCATTATGTAAATTCTAATTATTATATACATGAAACTAAAAAAGGATATGCCGTAATGTACTGCTCTTCTTACTGTAGAAGAAAACATAACCATAGATATTAGTATATGTTTTAATTTAAAAATGATCGTGGAGATCTATAATGACTAGGCCTAAATTTTTTACAGCTAAGATAAAAGGTATAGAATGGAAATTCTATGCTCAGGCTAGTTCTACTTATAATAGAAAGCATGGTACAGATAGTCACGCAATTACTTATACCAAAGATCACGAAATATACTTTAAGCTATCTGAATTATCTCCTGACTACATTAGACACGAACTTATGCATGCTTATGTAATGTGCTGCAGTATTAATTCTTCTAGCTTAACCGCAGATCAAATGGAGGAAGTTTGTGCTGAAATATTTGGAGAACATGGAGCAGAAATGTATTTAATGGTAGATCAAATACTTAATTTCTTTTTAAGATAATGAAAACAATAGCTAAAATTATATTTAAAATTCATAGAATTATTTACAAATATCCCACCGTATCTGAGATTAGACTAACAGTAGATACCAATTATTTTATAGAATCTAACTGGTATGTATGCATGTTGTATATTAGTGGGGAATCTGTATCAGACATTGCTGATCTGCTACACATATCTGAAGATATGGTTAAACAAAGATTGAATGAATCCGCTTCAACACTTAACTTATAGGGAGTGTACTAATGTCAAAAGAATCAGAAACAACTGCCAGACCGTCAAGATACAATAATGGGACTATCGAAGTTTGGGATGCTATAACTGGCATGGGATTTGATTATATGCAGGGAGCAGTTGTTAAGTATATTGCCAGATACAGGCACAAGAATGGGGAGCAGGATTTAAAAAAAGCTATAAATTATCTTATTAAAATGCTTGCGCAGCAAACTAATCAGGATTACTATGAACTTAGGAAAAAAACTATTGATGAGGTAACTAGTGAATAGATTAATTAAATGTACGAATAGTTTTCTAATAGGCATGTATCTTGCATTTGTAATTATGATGGGTATTACCGGATGGGTAATAACTAAGGAATTTGTATCTAAAACTAGCCTTAAAACAAATATAGTGTATATTGATGGGGTAGTGTACGAAGTTAAAGAGAAGCGAAATTAAAGGAAGATTAGTGTTAATAATTGTGCTCGTACTATCTATTATATCCATGTCATATGTTTTTATTAAACAATCTATTATTAATAAAAGAATTTTAGCTAAATATAAAAAAAGGATAAAAGATTTAGAAAAAGAACTATCAGATCTGAAGTATAAATAAATCAAGTTTACTTTCTAAGGAGAGTAGTATGGGACGAAAAAGAAAGCCTAATTTAGAAATTGAATATGAACTTGAAAGAGAGATAGAAGATTTAAAAAAACAAATAGATAAACTAAAAAAGTTGTTGCAAGATAAAAATAAAGATGTTAAGGTGTTTAAAGTAGAGAAATCTGTTGAAAAGATTAAAAAATATACGTGTAATGAATGTCCTAAATGTGGAGCCGAAGTTTCTATAACTGAACTACCCATGGGATTTTTAGAATTATGTAAATCTGCTTGTGGATTTAGAGCAGTTAAAAAGAAGGGATAGATATTTTTAAAAAAACTAAGTTCATGTGTTTAAAATGTTCAGATTTAGTTTACTCATCGTATCCCGGACAATTTGTAAGTTGTAGTTGTGGAAAGCTTTCTGTTGATGAGACAGAGCATTATATTAGAATTTTGGCAAATAACGAAGATTATATAGAGGTAAACGATGAATGTAGTTAGAACAATGAAAGTAACTTTAGATCAAGTAGTAAATAGTGATTCGCTAAATGCTGCAGCTAGGCATTGGGTAGTTCCTAAGAAAGCAACTATCCTGTCTCATAGTTCAGGTACATTGATTGAAGCTGATGATGGACAGTTATATTTAGCGACAGTGGGTGATTGGTTTAGAAGCCCATTCGTTTCTAAAAGTTTTCCACAAGTTGATCAATTCAATCAACTGCAAGACTACGGACTAACTGAGATTAAAGATAAACTTGTTAGACATAGTGAGAAGAAGATTGAATTAAAGGTCGAAGAAAAAATTAGACCAAGACTTGAAGTAAAGAAACTGGAGAAACTGGATGGACAAACGATTCCAAGCAAAAATAATGTCAGCGTTGAGAAAGTTAACAAAGCAGTGGAGTCCGATATTAAAAGCGAAAAAAAAGACTAAGATAGGTCCAGAACTGCACCAGTGTCCCTTGTGTGAGCAAATAATCTATACTGGTAAAAGATCTATAGAGTATATCCAAATTGAGCATCCTTCTGCAATTGCTGGTAAAATGGATGTTGACCATATCGATCCAGTTGTACCAGTAGAGGATTCTGGGAAAGATAAGGATTGGAATAAAGTTATAAGTAGGCTATTCTGTGATGAGGATAATGTTCAGTCTATATGCTGGCTATGTCATAAATCTAAAAGTCTATCCGAAAGCGGTGATAGGGCTTTAGCAAGAAGAGAGAATAAGAAATGAATACTGCTTCTGACATTAAATTGTTGATGATTTTACTAGAATCTAATTGTTTATCTGTAGAAGAAGCTATGGAGATCCTCCATATTCGTGAATTAGAGCTAGAATTAAAAAAAACATCCCTTGGAAAAGAGTTATTTTAATGGAAAAGTTGGTAAGAGATAGAATTGTAGAATTTGTATTTAAGGAAAGAGGGGATACTTTAGTCACTAGAATAGCTTCCGAAGATGAAGTACTTTTATTGTTAAAGAATAAATTAGTAGAAGAAGCTAATGAGGTTTTAAATGCTACCAGTAATGAAAATCTGATAGAAGAGTTAGCTGATGTTTTAGAAGTTTTAAAAGCTTTAATAGTTAAGCAAAATATTGTAGAAGAAGTATTTAAAAAAAGAGAAGATAAGTGCTTGGAAAGAGGCGGTTTTGATAATGGAGTTATTTTAATAAAATAATCCTTGTTATTTGTTTACTAATTTAGTATATTTTATTTACAAACGATTTTGTTTGTTTCATTTTACGGAGTATTCATGCTTAAACTTTTACTAAGTCTAACCCTATTATCAACTATAGCGCATGCTAAAAATATTGAGCTAAACGAAAAGAATTGTGTAGTATTTAATAAAGCAGTTTCTGATGGATATATTGCTAAGAAAACTGTAGAAATTATTCAAAAATCATTTACTGAAAATGAACTGTATCTAGTTATGGATACTCCGGGCGGTTCTGTAACTGCTGGATTACAATTTATTGATATCATTAAAGCTCTTAATATTAAAATACACACAGTTACTGTTTTTGCAGCATCTATGGGGTATCAGATTGTTCAAGAACTTGGCACAAGGTATATTACACCATCTGGAACTCTTATGAGTCATAGAGGATCTGTTTCAGGTATCTCCGGTCAAGTTCCCGGAGAGTTAAACTCAAGACTTACTCATATTCAAGCACTGCTATCTAGGATGTCATCCGCATCATCAAAAAGGTCTGGAATGACGAAATCCGCTTATGATGCAGCCATCATTAATGAACTGTGGTTGTTTGGAGATAATGCTGTAAAAGCTGGCCATGCTGATGAGGTTGCTAATGTTACATGTAGTAAGAAGCTATTTAGACAGACATACTCTGAATCAATTACAAGTATATTTGGAAATGCTACTGTTAAATACTCCAAGTGTCCTTTAATTTCAGCACCTTTAAGTATCGATTTTGAAAAAAATGTAAAACGTGAAAACATGTCTAAAATTAAAAAGCAACTAGAATCTATGAGTAGAAAAATGAACTTAACATTTTAAGGGTTATATGGGAAAATCAATAGAAGAGTTACTTAAACTCATAGAAGAAAAGCCTAAGTCAGGAAAGAAGCCAAGACAAGATAGTAGAGATGTTCTTGATTTTATTAATGATCTTAGAATTGAATCTGGTGTTGAAGCTGTACCCAACTATTTGATTTTCTTTATTTATAGATCTATCTGGAAACCTGACCAGTCTAAAAAGAAAGCTAAGAAAATAACTTTCTTTCAGACTTTTGGAAAGCACTTTCCAGATTACAGAAAGAATAGTCAGCGATACTATATGTTAAAAGAGGGGATATTTAATGTTAATGAGGATATGCTAAAGGCTGCTAAACAATATGATAAACAACACTGGCAAAGTAAAAAAGCACAAAAAAAGTTTCCAGTACCTTAATAAAAAAGGTTCTAGGGCGCAAAGGCAAGAATTTATTGAAACTCCGTATCTTTCTGGAATTATAAATGAAAGTGGCGAGAAGGTAATGAGATCTTTAGATGATTCTGAAAAAGAGTGGCTAAATAACTTTTATAAAGAATATGTGCATGGAACTTTTAACACTGATCAAGAGTCTACTCGATTGTTTAAAAAAGCCAAGAAGCTATCTAAGAAAAAAGAACATGTCAAGTTCTTTGAGCAGAATGGATTTTACCCAACTGAGGTTACTGCCGCTGTTGAAGAGTTTAATAAGAAAAGTAAATCCCTTGGTAACTTAGCTTACAATTTTTGGGACCAAAGAGAGATCAACTCAGACGACTATAAGAGACGATATGATATTCAAAATAATTCTGCTAAAGGATTACAACTTGAATCTTTTGAAGATGTGCAATATAGTGCTAATGTAGAAGAACTAGATAATACTACTATTGAGGATTTAATAACAGAAAGCGAGAAGTAATGACAAATAGGATTGAGATTAAAAAAGATGAAGATTCTGGAGAGCATTATATTGACGTTTATGATTTAGCTGACTTGTTTGAAGATGTAGACTTAGTTGAATCTTATAAGCTTGAATGGAAAGATGATGGCTCTTTTTCAATGGAATTTTTTGATAAAGATGATAACAGAGTATTTCCAAAGAAAGCATAATGAAAACCCCAGAGCAAATTAAAAAAGAATTAGATGAGTACGTGATTGGTCATGAAAAGACTAAAAGATCTTTATCAGTTGCTGCATATAATCATTTTAAAAGAATGAATGGTAGTACAATAAAAAAATCTAACGTGCTTCTAATTGGACCTACTGGATGTGGTAAAACATATCTAGTTTCTATCTTATCTAGAATTCTTGGAGTGAGTTTCTTGACAAGTGACGCAACTCAGTTTACCTCTTCTGGATATCAAGGTAGGAGTGTAGAAGAACTTATTACCGATCTACTAGGCATTTGTGAGGGAGATGAAAAGAAAGCTTCTAAATCAATTATCTACATTGATGAAATCGATAAAATTAAAAAGAAGACTAGTCAAGATGGAGGGGCTGATGTTAATGGACTTGGCGTACAGCAATCTCTTTTAAAATTATTAGAAGGTAGTGAAGTTCCGTATATTTCTAGACATTCTCAAAATGGGGAGTACGATAAGAAAATGAACACTAAGGATATTATGTTTATATGCTCTGGAGCTTTTGTAGGTCTAGAATCTGCTTCAGTTCCTGCTCTTATGGATTTTGGAATGATCCCAGAATTCTTGGGAAGGTTTCCAGTTATCACACAGCTTCAGGAGCTTAAATTTGATGATTATAGGAAGATCCTACGTGACTCTAAGGGGTCTATCTTGAACTCGTTTAAAGAGTGGTTTTTGAGCGAAGGTATTGAGCTTGTGGTAGAGGATAGTGCTATAAATATGATTGCACAAAAAGCTATTGAAAAAGGCTTAGGAGCAAGAGGCTTGCACAGTGTACTAGATGAGGCATTACTAAATGCCCAATTTGAAGCCCCTAGTTTGACAATAAAACCAAAGCAGTTTATATTGAATTCCGGTGTTGTTCTTAATGGCAAACCTAAGTGGGTTTTATGAATAATGATAACTTGCCTCCAATTTATGTCTATGTCTGGGACTACTTTTTATTTGACTGCGATAGCTCAAAAGAAGGTAAGACTGGTGGTCATTTAGTTTCTGTAAGAGCAAGATCAAATCAAGCCCTCCAGTTTACTGTCCTATTAGACAATGGTGCGCTTTTTACCGGGCTTCCTGCCCACGCCATTACGTTTAGAGAAGATCTTTTTAATGGTAAGCTACAGCTCTCTGATGCTCAGATGTGGGACTGCATTAGTGACGATATTAATGTGTTTTGCATGGAAAGTCTGAGATATGCCGAATGTGTAGTAATGCCTAATATGATTGAATCAAAAGCAGGTATTTACCTATTTACAGTAGATTTTGTTGGTGAAGGGTATTCTAGACATCCCACTCATTGGAAGCAGCTGCATGCGGTGCAAACCAGAGATGGATATTTTATGCTTTATCCACAGTACAAGATTAGATTTATAGATAGTGCTTTATTTGAAGATACAAGTGCGCCTCCCAAATATAAGGCAAACACAAAACATTGGATCGTTGGATCATGAAAGATATGACTTGGGGAACCTTTATAGCTTGTATGTTCTGCGCCTTTATGATAGGATTTTTAGCGTGTCACAAACTATACAGTGGCTTGAATAGATTTTATCCAGATGAGGTCATAAATGATATCTCTAATCTACGGAGGAATAACCCATCACTACATGGCCCCTAAATTAAATTACTGTAATACAATAAACAATGTTGGAACAATCCACAACGAATATATTATAGCTATGGCTGGAAGTGAGGAGGCTAAGATAGGTATTCTTAAGGGTAAAGATTCAGCCTGCGGAAATGTTGTTGGACCAATATCCAGCTTTAAGCTATCAGAGTATACAGATTTTATGTTGGGTGGATATAATACTAATTTTAATACTTTTCAAAAGCGAGGAATTGTACCTCCTTCAATTTTCGGATTTACTCCCGTTATCGGATTAAACTTTAAAATACCTATTACAGATACTATTAAAATTAATAACTTAGTATCTTTTGGAATAATAACTCATGCTTTAAGTTTGGAGTTTTAACTATGGATTATGTTAGATTAATTTCAATTGTAGTAATACTTATAAATTCTTTTAAGCTATTTTTAAGTAATGATCCTGTAGAGTCATCTATAGGTCTTCTACTGATGCCAATATTTGTTGTATATCTCAGAGCAATAGTTTGTAAATTGCGGCAATAAAAGTCACTATAGATGCTATAGCTCCCATTATTCTAAGCGAAGCATCTACTAATGCCACATGCTTTTTAATTGGAAGAATCTCTTCTTTAACTAATTTTATCTGTTCTTCTGCAAGATCTGTGCGGTAGATATGATGTTCTAAATCTTTAGCTTGTTTAGCAAGAGTTATATCAATATTAGATATTTTATCTTCAATACGATCTAGTTTTTCGTCCATTTTATCTAAGTGATCTTGCATAAACTATCCTTTATTCTTAATATTCCTAATAAGTTCTCTAAAAGCTGGTTGTTGATTTAACCCAAATAGCGTAGCTTGCTTTTGTGATTCTGGAGCATCTATTATCTTAGATAAAACATTGCCATATTCTTGAGAAACTTTATCTTGACCGGATTGTAGCGTATTCAAAATATTCTGTAACTCATTAGAATCTGTAGTGTCCAGCTTCTCTACGTAGTTTGGTTTAAGTTTTTTTGCTTTCTCAGCTTCTAAAACTCTTTCTTTATAAGCTTTAATTTCTGGCTTTTCATAAGCAGATGGCATTTTGTCATAGGCTCCTTGACTAGGAAGACCTTGTTTAAAACTAGCCAATCTAGCTCTTTGCACTTGCTCTTCGGGATTACGAACACCTTTTTCTAGCCAGTATTCTGGCATTTCTGGATTTGCTCCTGAAGGTTCTGGACTAAATGCTTCTTCTGCGGCTTGAGCAGCTACTGCTCCAATACCCGCTCCTGCTAATGGTAATGCCTTTAATGCTCCCTTAGTAACTTTACTAACTATCTTACTTGTCGTAGGATAATTAGCCGCCATGTCTCCTAATCTAGGAACCAATGTTGCTAATTTATATGCCCCTTCGGGAGTTTTAGCATACTTCATCCCCTCGTACACGCTAATTGGAAGAAATGACGAAGCTCCTGTAGCAAAGCTTAATCTTAATGCATCAAATGGTCCGAATTTAAATGCCTTTTTTTCATCTAGTAAATTTGCTTTAATTGCAGCTTGTTTTATCTCATCTACTAAATCAGGATTTTCAACAAGTCTATCTAATGCTATTTTTGCTTCTTTTATAGCAGGATCTTTTAAATCTGCCTGACTAGGATTTAAAACTTTATTTATTGTTTTTCTATTATTTAAATCTATACTAACTGACTCTGGATCAAATTTACCTATAATTTCATCATCAACTACATCACCCATATTTCTTGTTATGAATTTATTTTGCTTTGCTTCTTCTAATTGATTTAGTAATGAACTAACTCTTTTATATTCAATATCAGATTTGCTCCCACTTGGGGCCACTAAAGATCTAAGCTCACCTGCATACTCTTTACTTAATTCGCTAGATACTTCAGGAACGCCACCGGCTCCTTTTTTCCAACCTAATTCTCTAGAGGCTCTTAAGTAGTCTGCTGCATCTTTTTGTTCAAGACTAGAAACATCTGATAATTTACCTTCTATTTTTCTAACTTGAGGCATAAATTCTTCAGAAGGATCTTCATATCCATATAAGGATGGGTAGTCTTTTGCTAATTTAGTAGTTTTTGATTTTATAAGATCTTCTCTTACAGAAGGTTCTACATTAGATTGGATATAATTTTCATTTTTTAAATCTTGCATTTCATTTTGTATATTAATGATATCTTTACTAATAGATGCCTTGGCTTTATTCTCTTCTGGAGAATACTGTTCTATTGTTTTATCGAAAGCTTCATTGTATATTGCTTTTAAATCTGGAGCTGCTTCTTTTACAAGTCCAACAGATTTTTTTGGAATAGCCTTTTCTACAGCATTTTTTGCAGCTTCTTCTGCTTTGGTTTGTGCTATATCACTTGACGATATTAACATTTGTTTTTTTTGTTCTAATAGATTAGTAAGTCTATTTAAATCAGCGTCTACTTTAGAGGTTATGTTCTCTTGTAGTTTTCCTTTAAATGCTTCACTTTCAGTGGGTACTTTATTTAAAACTTTAGGTAACGCAGCTTCCATAGCTTGCTTAGATAATTTTTGAGTAACTGGAACATCTAGTGCGGATTCTGCAGCTTGTCTTGCCCTATTAGCCTCTATATTTTTTAGTTTAAAGTTACTTTCTAATTTAGAATATGCTTCGTCAATAGCTTCTTGAGAAATACCTTTATTAGCTTCTATGTCTGTATAATTTTGTTTATAGTAATCTACTTGCTCTGGAGTAAGTCCTCCAATTTTCATAGCTATTTTTTCAGGAGCTTCTAATATTGCTTTGCCTGTTTTTTCAATTCCAGTTTGAGCTGCTTTTCCTATTCCATATCCTACCATTGGGGTTGTTATTTGTTCTGTAATTGGAGTTAAAGGGATCTCTTCTTGCTGCTCCATTTGAATTGCAGGTTCATTTGCAATATCTTCTGGATCAAAATCCGATATAAGGGGTGGCTCATTAATAATATCCTCTGGATCAAAATCTGACATATTATTTTATCCTTGTATAACCCGGCTTACTTAAGTATTTTTGAGCTTTTTCTTCTGTCATATTAACTTCTTGGCCGCTTGGACCTTTTATTCTCACTAAATTACTTGGCTGTTCTTGTGTTTTTTCTGATTCTTCTTTGAATGCTCCAACATTTTTTCCTTGTTTTTCAAATGCTGACAACTTTTCTTTTTGTTTTCTTTCGATAATACCTCTAACTGTTTTTAATTTAGTCATAAAAGTATTATCATCATCCTCTACATTAGGCATATTACTTTTTAATTGATCTAATTCTTTTACAGAATAGGATACTCCAGATTGAGCTTTTACATAATCAAATAATTGAGTTCCAGAGAGTTGTTTAAGCGCAACAAAATCTTTATCGGATTCTGCAAATGGTAAAATATCCATTCCTGATTGATACATAGATGCGTATCTTCCAGTGTTTACTCCCGTTTTAGCAGCTTCAACTTCATCTAAACCTTTAAGTGCGTTATTAATACCTTCAATTTCTGTAGTTTGTTTATCCGAAAGTTTTGACTCTTTTTTCTCAGCCTTGTTCACCATATATTGTTGATAAGGAGTAAACTCTCCTTTTCCAGAGGCTTTAATTCCAGCCGCTTTTAAATTACCTTCAATTTGCATTTTAGCTAATTCTCTAGCTCTTAAATCTGTATCTTTAGCTAATTCTCTAGCTCTTAAATCTGTATCTTTAGCTCTTAATTCTTCGGAAGTGAGTCTAGTTTGCGCTCTCTCACCCTTAGCTAGTTCTGCATATTGCTTCATCATGGATTCTCTTCTTTGAGCTAAGTCACTTTGAATCTCTGGGGCTGTAGCAAACATATCAGCTATCTTACCTAATCCAGCACCTTGTTGAACTTGAACTCCCGGAGCTTTAACATTCATTTGAGATCTTGCATTTAAATATGTAGCAAGAGCATCTCCAATAGATCCTCCTATTTTTAACATTCTATCACGCTTTCTAGCGTCTGCAAGATCTGTTTCACCTTTTCCAAGTAGTTTATTATACTCGGATATTAGAGCCTCTGATTTTGACATTTGAGGTTCTTTAGAATTATCTAAGACAGAACTATCTTCTTTTGGAAGTTTAGCCATAGCTGCATCAAAATTTACGTTTTCCATAAATGGATTGCCAGAAATTTCTTCTTTTTTTGGAGAAGCTTGTTTTGCAACTGCTCTAACGGGAGCTTGAATTTCAGGCTCAGGAGTTTGCTGTTGTTCCACAATAGAAGCTAATTGCTCAGGAGTTGGATTAATTGGCGTACTTAGTTGATCCAAAGTTGGATTAATTGGCGTACTTAGTTGATCCAAAGTTGGATTAATTGGAGAAAATAATTGTTCTTCTTTTTTTGGATTAAGAAGGTCTATTAAAGATTGATAATTATTATTTGCCATGTACTATATCCTTATGCCTTTTTTACTTTTTCAGCTTGAACATCTCCATAAGCTCCAATTCCAGCTCCCGCAACAGTTCCAGCTAGGTTAATCATTGCACTTGTTTGAGCTTGTTGGGCTTGTTGAGCAGCCCCGCCTTGCGCAGTATATTGATTAGCTAAATTAGTTTGCGCACCAGAAACTCCAGTAGCCTTAGCCATCTTATTTTGGAATTCTTGCTGAAAAAGTCCTTTATTATAAATCTCTTGTTGGTTTCTATTCGCTGCTTGTTGATTAGCAATACTCTGTCTTGATGCTAAATTTTGAGCGTTAACACCTTGTCTGCCTTGTGTATTAAACTGATTAATTACATCAGCTGCTGAAGCTTTTTGTCCAGCTAAC